AATAGGCCATCTGAAAGGCCAAGGCAGAATAGGCATAGGCATGGGAACGGTTAAACCCATAGCCTGCGAATTTTTCCATGATTGCAAAGACCTCTTTGGCTTTTTCTTCCGTATGCCCAAGTTTAAGAGCACCTGCGACAAAATCGTCTTCCATCTTATGCATTTCAGCCGCATTTTTTTTACCCATAGCCCGACGTAAAATATCGGCTTTTCCCAGGCTAAAGCCTGCAAAACGCTGGGCAACCTGCATGACCTGCTCTTGGTAGAGCATGATCCCATAAGTAGGCCGTAAGATTTCTTCAATAGCTGGATCCAGAATGTCAACTTTTTCCTGGCCGTGCTTTCTTTTGACGAAATTATCAATGTAATCACTAGCCCCTGGACGATTGAGAGAGGTGGTCGCTACCACTTCTTCGAAATGATTGGGTCTCACTCGTCTCAAGAGGCGAATGGCTCCAGCCTGTTCAAATTGGAAAATCCCCTTGGTATCCCCAGCAGCAAACAAGGCCAAGGTTTCTGGATCTTCTAAATCAATGGCTTCAATCACGATCTCTTCTTGGTACTTTTCATAGACGGCTTCCTTCATTTTCTGAACAAAGGTTAAATTTCGCAGACCCAAAAAGTCCATCTTCAACAGACCATTGGCTTCAACCGCATGGGCATCATACTGGGTGACAAACATGTCTTCTCCATACTTGAGAGGAATGTGATCCGTCAAATCCTGGTCACTCATCACAACCCCAGCCGCGTGGATCGATGTCTGTCTTGGTTGGCCTTCAATTCTTTTAGCAATTTCAAAGCCACGCTCAAATTCTGCTCGGCTATGAATCACTTGTCGAAAAGCTAGATTCTGTTCATAAGCTGTCGTCAGTGTATCCCTAAACCCAATCCGCTTGGTAATGGAGGTCAATTCGTACTCTGGTACCCCAAAACGTTTAAAGACATCGCGAATGGCTTGTTTGGCCCCAAAGGTTGAAAAGGTCACGATCTGAGCTGCATGGTAACTCCCATAACGGTCTCGCACATAGCGGATAAATTCTGGTCGATAGATATCAGGAATATCAATATCAATATCCGGCATGGTGTAGCGCTCCACATTTAAAAAGCGCTCAAACAGGAGGTTCTTCTCCACAGGATCAATCCCTGTAATCCCTAGGGCATAGGCTACCAGTGAGCCTACAGCAGACCCACGTCCCATTCCCATATAATAGCCTTGACTCCGTCCGAAACGAAGAAGGTCCCAGACAATCAAGAAATAATCATCAAAGCCCATCTGGTGAATAATGTCTAATTCATGCTCCAGACGTTCTTGATAGACCGGACTGGTCAAATTCTTTCGAAGAAGACCCGCTTGGGCTAATTCTCTCAGTTCCTCAACAGCTGGTTTCTGAGGATTGAAGCGAGGCAATTTCAACTGAGTATCAATGTCGTATTGAATCCCTTGGACAAGTTTTTCAAGATTTGTGACGGCTTGCGGAAATCGCTCTGCAAAATCATTCTTTAAATCCTGAGGAGTTTTTAGAACTGTTGTAGGATCAATTGGCCCTGTTTCTGTCAAGCTTTGATTGTCCTTGATGGCTGCCAGCATCTGCATGGCTTCCACATCTTCCACCTCAAAGAAACGCACAGTATGAAGAGGGAGCACAGGGTGGCTAAACTCTTGGACCGGCGTATCCGCAAAAACTCCGATGAAGTAATCTAGACCAAGCGGCAAGGCTCCACTAGCAAAAGGAGCTGGGACAATGACTGCTACTCCTTCTGTTAGGTGCTTCACATCCTCCCAATTGCTCTTCCCCATCATTTTGACGGTTGACATCTTCATCAGATTCTGGTAGCCCTTCGTTGACAGAGCGATCATCCGAAACGGAATTGTTTCATTCTCTACCTCTAGTCCAATTTCTAAACCGACCAAGGGGCTGAGCTTGTGGGCCTGACAGGCTTCGATAAATTCATAAGCACCATATAAATTATCTATATCCATGATTCCCAATGCGTCATACCCCATGCTTTTAGCCACGTGGACATAGTCTTTTATGGTCACAAGGCTTTCCATAAAAGTATAGACTGATTTGGTATCTAGCTGTGCAATCACTTCTTCTCCTCCCTCACTTGTCTATTTTTGGGACTCTTTTTTGTACAAAAAAACACCACTGCTACACAATGATGTCTCAACAACGGAAGACATGGGATTCGAACCCACGCACGCTTTTACACGCCTACCGCGTTTCCAACACGGCCTCTTAAGCCTCTTGAGTAATCTTCCATGAATAAAAATATGGAGCCGGTGGGAGTTTCTGAAAGTTGTTCATATCGCTGTTTTTAGCTTTTAGGGTCTGTTTTAGGTACTGACTCTAAAACTCCACAAGTTCATTGCTCACATTGTTAGTTTAGCATAGCTTTTAAGAAAGTTCAAGTTTTATTTTTTTATCTTAGAGACAAAAGAAAGTCATTTAATAGGAAAAGATTTTTCGATAATTGTTTGAGGTTATACCGGACATTTCTGAAACTTTCCGTTATAACAGAAAAACCCTCCGATGAGGAGGGTTTCTGTTTCTTATTTAAAAGATCCAAAGTCTGTGATGCGTTGTCCATTTTCTGACTGTCCAACAGCCACATATCTACGATTTCCAGAACCGCCAATGTAGGAAATCCAAATATAGCCATCATTGTCAATCCATCCATCATAGTTAATTTCTTGACCTACACTATACACAGCTACAATCTCAGCTCCAAGACCTGCTTCAGCTCGTACATTCAAAGCAGATACCTCAACAGTGAATGTTCCTGTTTCTGGATTGAAGCCACTTGATTCAATTGTCAATGGTTCTGATGGTTCTGGCTGTTCGAATGCCACAGATGTGTCATCAGTTGGGAAATAGAACCATCCAACAATTCCATCAAAGTTGCGTGTATTGTATCGTGCAGGACCTCCAACATAGAGGGAATCAGCATTTCCATCAATGTTCTGTTCAATGGTTCTCATAGTGACTCCATCACTATCCTCAATCACAATTCCTGTGTGACCATAAGGATGGCCATACAGATAAGTTGTATCCATGACAAAGATGGCTCCTGCTCGTGGGTTGACTCCTACTGCATCATATACTACTTCATACCCTAACCCAGCGGCTGAATTAAGTAGGTCAATAGCATTTCCCCAGAGAGCTTTCCCGAAAAAGTTGATAGAAATTGAATTTGGTAAGTCAACACATTGGGTCCCGTATGCACCATCTGCATCAGCTCCAACACCTTGATTGGCCAAAGATTCTGAAAAACTTAAAATGTCATTTGTTGCTACCATTTTTGAACCTCATTTCTTCCATTGTTCATTTGCTTTTTTCACAGCGGCTTCAATGAATGTGTTTAATTGGTCATTTGTCAAATTGATGTTATATGCTTCTAGCCCTTCAATCAAGCTAGTTTTAGCATGCTCCATCTTATCCTTTCCGTGGATGTCCAATGTCCCTGCTACTTGTTCAGTAGCGTTCACAGCGTTCTTTGCAAGGATTTCAGCCACTTCAATGGCTTTCTTACCACCACGAGTCAAGAGGTATTTTTTAACCGCTTGAACGATGATTCCAACCATAACTACTAAAATACTCATTGAGCTGCTTGCTACAATATCAGTGATTTGATTCATTTTTCTTTTCTCCTTTTTTGATTAATTTACTAGGCTCTTCCAAGCCATCTTTTAACTGAAATTTCTCGTGATCAATATTTTGTTTCACAAGACGATCTAGGCCAGGAATTTCAACTCCTAAAGCTGAGAGACTGGCAAGAATGCTTGAACCGTATGCTGCCATCATTGCGACAATAAAGGCATCAACTACGGGTCCAAGATTCATATATAGGGCGAATGGATAGCCAATGGCTGTAATTAAAATCATAGCTGTGTGACTTACTAGCCCTTTCCTCCATTTTCTGCTTGAGAACTCATGATAGGCCCATGCTCTAGCCACACCTAAAACGATATCTAGAGCCACAATGGCCATCAAGAGAAATACAATCATGTGTTCATCAATTCCGTGATCATAAAAGTCACGCACTACTTCGATAATTCCAAAGATTCCATCTGGTTCTTGATACATCAATCACACTCCTCTCAATTTATGATTCAGGTTGTGCTACTGGTTGGGTTTCAAGGTCTCCTGATGGTTTGTTTTGTTTTTCTTCTTTGGGAACTTCCCAATTATAGATTGCAAGCTTACCATTTTGAAGAAGTGGGCCTTTCAAGTCTTTGATTGATTCCCCGTTATATGTGAAATCATAATTGACTTGAACAAGAACACGTTTACCTTCACTGAATTTTTCAGTGTGGTCTGGATCAATCAAGGTGAAGATGTCATGTTGTTTGTAAGTTTTACCTACTTGAGCAGCTTCTACAAGCTCAAGCGCTCGCTTGTAGAGTGTTGGATCCAGTGGATTGTCTTGATTGGTCACAGCTACAAGGACAGACCAGTCAGCAAGTGCTTTGTTATTTTGAATTAGAACATCTTTCTTTTCGTTTTCTTGAGTGAGTTCTTGAATCTTCTGAATGGCATTCTTATTGGCATCAACAGACTTGTCAAGCTCTTTCTTGAGGGCTACGATAGCGCCAGAGGGGTCCAACTCCATTCGTACAAGATTTAGAACAGCTTCCACAAGAGTTGTTTCTTCGTCCCCCATGCGGTTATTTGGAAGGGATTCTTCAAATACCCGGTATGGATAATCTTGCTTGATGGAAACCTTTGTGGCATTAGCTACGGGGTCATAGGATTTGAACTGCACTTTATAATTCATTAGGCATTTACCTCATTCTTATTCTTAACTTCTTCAAATAGGTCCTTCAAATCTTTGTCAGATTCCAGAACAGAGCGATAGATTTCTAGTTCTTTGAGGAGCTGTTGCTTCTCCTGCTGTGCTTCATTCAATCGTGCCTTGAACTCAGCTTCATTGATTGATTTACTAGACAATTGATTGGCTAGATCTGTGATGATTGATACATAAGTGTTTTCTTTCATTTTTGTTACCTTTCTAAATTCCGAATTTATCAAAATCCCTTAATGAATTAGCTACTGCATTTCTGATGGAACTGTGGAGAGCTGTTCTCATTGGCTTTCCATTATGGGGAGTGAAGTCATCAGTTGCAAATCCTGCATTGACAAAGTGCTGAATCGCTGTTCTGAGAGTTCTCAGAGCTTGTCTGAGCCATACTCCGTTGTTTCCATTGTTAATAAGTAGGAAATCACCAGCTTGAACGTTGGTATTTCTTCCGTTGGTACCGTATGGAGCAATTGTCGTTCCTCCCCAAGTGCTTATTCTCCAACCATAAGGATTGCTTCCAGTGGCCTGGTCATAATTATAAGAGTGAGTAAAGTTAAATCTATCACCTACAAACGTCACCTTATCTGCGTTGTCATGATCTCCTGTTCCTACTCCTTTGATGGTATCCACAATCATTCCATTGAATCCACCTTGATCCCAGTGACTTCTGATGTCGTTGTCACGACGGTCAGCACCTATAATGGCTTTTGAATTGATGTAGCGTCTTCCGTTTATCGTTACATCATCATTCCGGAAGAAAAGCCCTTGGCTAGAAGCATTTGTTTGATCCCGGAAAACTCCTGTGAAGTTATCGTAGAATGACAATCGTCCATTGTCTAAATCAAAACTAGATACACCAGAATTTGCTGTCAGTCTTCCTCCACGGATATCATTTGCGGAAATTCCCACAGATGTTAGTTGAGTGATGAAGGCTCTCTGTGAAGCTAGTTCTCTGATGAAGGCTTGGTTTGATACAAGTTTGTTGATCATAGCAGAGTCAACTAGTAGCTTATCTGCTGTCACTGCATTGCTGGCCAGAATCTGAGTGGTTACTGATCCAGATTCCATGTGTCCTGTTCGAACGCTCTGAGATGCCAGATGCCTGCTTGTGATTGAGCCATCAACTACCATGTCACCTTTAACCTTGATCAATTGAGCGATTAAGGCAATAGCTTCCGGTTCTTGCACAAGCAAGGAGCTGATGGTCCTTCCATTGATGCTCTTGCCTGTGCCAAATGAGATCTGACCATCTGTGATGTTGATGTCTGTTTTTTTCAAAACTCCATCAAATTGGCTGATGATCGTTGCCACTTGCCCATCAACTGTTTGCTGATAATTCGCAAAGCGCCCGTTGATGCTGTCCTTGAAATCATCTAACTTGTCATTGAGGACAGAATTTTGACTAGATAATTTCTTGTTTGTCTCATCTGCTTGAGTTGCCAGTTTGACATCTGTTGAGTGTGCTTGCTCTTCAATTTTGGTTGTAAGTGCCTGCTCCTGAGTTGCAAGCTTATTGTTTAGTCCTTCTGTTGCATATCTCAGATTATTCCCAAACTCAGTTGAGAATGTTGAGAATTGACCATCAACAGTCTGCTTGTATTCAGCAAGTTTGCTCTCAATTCGTGAGTTGATTGTGTCCAAGCTGTTTGGCTTGTATGGAGGGACTTTTGGCCCTTTGACCAATATTGGTTTGCGAATCCAAAAGTGTGCATTGTTGACTGCATAGAAGTATAGTGGAAAACTTCCAGAGGTATCAAATTCAAAATCAGTTGCTAGGAATGTGAACTCAGCTTTCAGCCATGTGTTTTTTGCTGTTGTTTTATCTGCAAAACTCTTCCCAAACACTTGCTTATTATTTGAATGTCGTTTGAGTGTAACTGCTATTCCTTTATCACATTCAACATCACTTCTCACTTGATATTCAAAACCTAATGAGTAGTATTCACCTTGAGTCATCTTGTTGATATACAGTGGGAATGTTGGACCTGCAAATGTATAAGAATTTGCAGGAGAACCGGACACTTTCATTTTGAAAGTCCCATTTTCCACTGATGCAATTCTTGTTGTCCCGTTGTTTGGCGCTGTGTATTCGGTTAAGCTATCAGCTAACTTCACAAGGTTTTCTTGATCAATCTGACTTCCAAGAGCTTCGATCCTTCTTGTGATTCCCTCAGAATCTTCTGTGTACTTATTCTTAGAAATGTAATTCTCAGATAGATTCTCACGGATAGTCTTCAGAGTGTTACTTGTCTGCTCTTCTGTGTAGCGTTTCAACCTTGATTCAAGGATTCCACTCTCTCCTGTGTACTGTTCAAGTGCTGTAATTTGAGTTTTAAGACCTTTTGCTGTGCGCTCAAAAGATGCTGAAGCATTTGTGATGATAGCTTCCTGATCTTCTGGAGCTGGTCCTGCATCTGTTCTGGTGGTGCTTTGTGTTAGCTCTACTTTCTTGAATGAAATTGAACCTGCTTCACTATATCCGATAATGATGCGCCAAAAATCAAACTCATCGCTTTTTTCTAGAGCTGGAACAGAAACTTTGTACAATTTCCATTCATCAGTCAATTGAAATTGAGCATAGATTCTTTCTGGATTGTCACCAGCTTTTCTATTCTCACGCAATGAAGCCCACATTGTTCCAGAACCACTATTTCTTTTAGCATAAAAAGAAAGTGTGTAAGGCTCGCCTTTTTCTAGATAGTCTAGAGCAGTTGTTTTGGAGGTTGTCCAACTTGGTGCAGTGCTAGAGAATAGCTGCGCTTGCTTCCAAGTGTTCGTGTTCCCTGTGATAGTATAAACACCATTCTCTGATGTACCGGTTGAATCGCTTGAATCACCGTGAGCAAAAAACCACAGACCACGAGTGAAATCGTAGTCTTCAGCATAGTTTCTTGAACCTACTTTCAGACTTGTAAAATCTTCTTTAATGCCATTCACTGTCTGTTCGACATAGGAGCGATCTGCTTTGCCATTTGTGACATTGGTCAGGTCAGAGATAGCTTTTTCTGTGGTTTGTTCAAACCGTGATTGTGCGCCTTTTAATTCAGTGAATTGGCTTTCTGTAGACTGTTTGAATTTGTCAATTTGCTCTTTGACTTCAACATCTTTTTCAATGAGCTTGTCAGTTGTTACCTTCAAGCCTTCCATTTTGACTTCAATGCCATTGTATTGAGCCTTAAACTCTTCCACAATTTCATTCTTGTTTGCTTGGTTTGCTGCTGCTATCTTCTCAGTGACTTGCGCTGAGATTTCTTCTTTGACTACTTCTGCTTGTGTTTTTGCTTGCTCAATGCCATCAGTGATCTCTTTTTCCAAGGCTCCTGCCTTATCTTCAAAAGCCCTATTGGCATTGTCAACCAACACTTTCAATTTCTTGTAGTATTCATCATCCTCCTGAGTCTTTTGGACTGTATCAAGGATTTCAGATGCTACATCAGAAA